GACTTCCTTGGGGATTTCCACCTTGCTGCTCCGGCCCCGGGGGAGGCTGTGGCGGCGGCGGGGGCGGCGGCGGCACCACATACTTCGACACGTCCATGTCCATGGCACGCCCCCAATCCTGCATGAGGGCGTTGAACAGATTCGGCTGGCCAGCCTGGAGCATGCCCTGGGCGACCGGCATGATGATCTGCATGGCGGAGTTGATCTGCTCCACCTTCGTCCCGGGGTTGGGCTTCCGGGCGGAGCCGGCCTCCACGCGGAAGTCGAACTCCCGCAGCAGCTGCTCTGGGTCCACGGACTGGACGTGCATCTGCCAAGCCTGAGCGGCCAGCGGTCCCATGAGCGGAACCACATCCTGGGGCTGGACCAGCCAGCGGGCCAGGAATGCCTCCTTGCGAGCAAGCGTGGACAGGGCCGTCTCCAGCTTTTCGGCCATGTCGTCTGGCCGCACGGAGATCTGCTCGGCCTTCACGGTGGCTTCTGCGGCACTTCTGAAACTTGCCCTGGTCATGCCGTAAACCAGCTCTGTCAAACCGACGCGGCGGTCGAACAGCTCCGTAACGGCGGCGACGATGTTCCAGAGATCCGTGGGGACGCCAGGCAGCTGGAACACACTGATGATGTCGTTGACGCTGCGACCAATGGCCTCAGAGATTTCGACAATCTTGAAGCCTGACTCATCCGAATCCAGGATCTTCGCCTTGATGTCGTTGTCGGCAGCCTTGGCCACGCCGATCATCGTCTGGCTGGACGTGGCGATCTTGGTCGCCATGAACGACATCGCATAGTTGATGAATCGCAGCTCACCGATGCCGGGCTTGATCAGCGAGATGGGGTACGAATACCCCGGCTTGCCGTGCCACTGGAGGATGGTGCAGGGCCACCCACCAGGATCGGCCCAGTACGGGATCGGCCACTGGGCGGCCCGGAACATGGTGGGCGGAACGCCCGTCTCGTCCACCGGCTCCTGAAGCATGTCCGGGCTGACGTTCAGGGGGTGGTCCACGCCCTCGCAGACAACGATGTAGCAGTACTCGCCCAGGGCATCGAACTTCCCACGCAACTCCTTAGGGGCGTCCTTCAGCCGGTCACCGAACCCTGTCTTGGAGTAGATCTCCCAGTATGTGACCAGGTCGTTGGTCTTGCCCATCTTCTTCTTCGTCTCGTAGCCCCGCTCCTTGCGGTTGCTGCGGGAGTCGTAGCTTTCAGAGTGGCCCTTCAGCTGCTCGGGATCCAGGCCAAACTTGGCCGCTACAAACTCCTTGGGATGGCACCGCCGCCTGGCAAGCCACAGGATGTCCTCTTGGTCGTCGGCATCGGGATCCCACAGGACGTTGTCGAAGCTCTCGTAGAAGCTGCCGGCCATCCGGGACTCACTGCCGGGGATCTGGTACAGCTCCGTGAACCAGCACCCTGCACCTTTGATCAGGGCCTCGTCTACCACCTTGCGGTTATGTTCCGCCAGACGCAGCTCATTAGGCGTGTAGTTCAGGTAGTCCTCCAGCAGCTTGCAGATGATCTCCCGCCGCTCGGCCAGGAACTGCGTCTGCTGTACCTGCTGCTGGTACATCTGGATCATCGGATCCTGCATCATCACCGGCTGACCGTCCGGGCCGATGATGGGCTGGCCGTCCGGGCCCATCTGCGGGACCGGAGGCTGCGGGAAGATCCCCAGCATCTGAGGCGAGATGACGGGGTAGACCCGGGGCGTACATTTCCGATTGGGGTTGCGGTGGTGGATCACCGAACCGAACAAACGAACAGCCTCCCAGACACGGTTGATGGTCATCCGGAAGGCGGGAGCGGAGATGCCCTTAACGAATCCCTTCTCTCCACGGGCGTACTCCGACCGGAACATCCATGCGTTGTCCCCGTCGTAGAACTGCATCGCCTCGTCGGCGTCTTCCTGGAAGGGGCGCTTATGCTCCTTCGCAAGTTTCAGCTTCTCCAGCCAGCCCTGGACGAGCGGGCGGAGCGGGTTCTGGTCGGCCATGAGCGTTTCCTGGGCTACTTCTTATTGCCCGCAACCGCCTTCTCCAGGGCCGAAAGCCGCTCAGAGAGGCCGGCAATGCGGGGATCCCGGGGCCGGTGTTCCCAGGTTCCGAACTTCTTCCACTCCACGCTGTCATCCAGCCGCGGATCGTCCTTGTGGTGAACCGAAGGCTTATCCACGCCGCCGTAACCGGGGGACAGGGCCCACAGCTCCAGGGTGTCCTTGCCAACCTTGGCCACAAAGGCCATCTGGGCAGCCGCACCCTCATGGACGCGGTACAGGACGGTGTCACCGATATTCACCTCAGGCATCTGCCATTCCATTGCTAACCCTTTCGCTGGGGGCCTAGAACTACGTAACCCTTGCCGTCGTCGCCCTGACGCTTCTTCCGCTCCGCCAGCCACTTCACGTACCAGGGCTCAGGGCCAGGCCTGGCTGGTGGCTGGTGGTATTTCGGCTCATAGGCGCAGAGGTACTCCAGGCACTGCACGGCGTGGACCTCGCCGCGGGTGTTGGGCATGTCCGTGACGAACGGCCCGGAGTTGCTCTGAATCACCTTCTTCTTGTATCGCTTGATCTCCCGGACCAGGTCCGGCGTAGCCCCCTCCAGGAACTTCAGCTGCGTGCTGCCGTCGCCGCGGATGTGCAGCATCTGGCGGACGAGGGCGGTACGGGCCTGGATGTCGTCGGACCCGGGGATGAACTGGTGGCCCGTCATCTGGGCCCGGATGCCTCGCTCCCGTAGCTGCTCCGAATAAAGGTCGCATGGCAGCCGGCCGGAGCCCAGGTCACGCAGCGTGCCGCCGTGCATGTCCATGATCAGGGCGTAGAAGTGCTGATCCTGGGCCTTCTTGGCAAACTCCTCACCCCAGATCAGGGCATTAGCGTTGCGGATGTACAGCTCGTCGTAGACCAGCAGCATCTTCTCGTCGGGCGGCACGGCCCCAAAGATGCACGCCATCACAGTGTGGCCAGGGTCAATGGCAACGTAGCGTGTCCACTCCGGCGGCACGCCACCCGGAAGGGCCGCACGCGGGAACGTATGGACCGTGGGGTTGAAGGACGGGTACATCAGGATGGAGTCCTGCGTGAACTCACCCTCGGCCCGCATCCGCAGCTCGTCTATCCCCAGGGCGCTCCACCGGGAGATGTTCTTCTCCTTCTCCTCCTGGTCGATGTGGGCGTTGTCCAGGAAGCGGAAGGTGAACTTCTTGATGCGGGGCTGCTCCCGCCCCTCCTCGGCCTCCTTGTCAGCCCGCTCGCACAGCCCCAGCAGGGCGTCGTTCTTGGAATGCGGCATCGCACTCCACAGCATGCGGCCCTTGCGGTCTGCCAGGCGGGCCTGCATCTCACCGACCCATGCGGGGTTCGATACGTCCTCGTCCAGGTGGACAAGATCGGCCTGAAAACCTTGCGGCGGCTCGCCTTCCGATGAGAAGAAGTGAACCGTCCATCCGTTCGACAGGACCACACGCTGGCAGTAGCCGGCGTTCTTCAGCACCCAGGACACGTCTTCTACCAGGCGGTTAGGCACTAGCGGAGGAGCCGGCTTGGCCTCCTTCTTCCGTTCTGCATCAGTAACCGGGTTGAATGCTCGCCACTCCTTAGTCTCGGCATCCTTGATGATCTTGAACGCCCCGGCCTTAAACAGCATCGGGTAGCAGACCAGACCGATGTGTGGCCAGTTCCTACCCACCACCACCAGGTTGCCGCCTTCGGTCGGGTACTTGTTGTACGGGTCCTGGCCTGTCAGGGCCCTGGCGTCCTCCACAAACGTGGACAGGGACTTGCCGCTGCGGTTGCCGCCCAGGACGATCCGCTCAGAGGCCATGCAGGCATGCATCTCCTCCTGGTGCGGCATCGGCTGGTACAGCCGGAGGGCCTCTATCTTGCGGCTCTTCAGCTCCGACTGGACTTCCTTTAGGACGTTCAGGCGGTGCTGAGTGATGCCTGGAACCACCGGAGGCTTCGGCGGCTCAGGGATTTTGCGCGGGTGCTTCTTCACGCTTCTCCATGGCCGGCAGTGCCGTGATGATCGTTGCAGTCTCCAGCACACGCTGCCGCAACTCGTCTTCCAGCTCGTCCTCTGTCCAGTGAGACATGGGCTTCTTGGCGCCGCCCATGGCCGTGTTGTTGGTGACCAGCCGCGCAATCGTCTCCAGCATTCTCGTCCGGTGGGCACCGCCCGGCGGGCTGTCGTAGTACTGCTTCATAAAGAGGTTGGAGAACCCAGCCACGCCGCCCATGTACTCCATGATCGTCTCCACCAGCTCGGCGCTGTGTGGGACATTGCTGCCGCCCAGGCGGGCCACTTGGCAGAAGGCATCCACCGCATTGGCTTCGATCCGATCCAGCCGCTCGTCCTTTGACCGCTTGCGGCGCTTCCGCTCGCCTTCCGAACGGCAGGCCTTGCACTGCGAGTGCCGGCGGCCGTCCGCCGCCACATGGAAGGCATGGGCCGGCAGCTCCTTCTGGCACTTGTTGCACCGCTTGGTAGCTGCCTGGTCCATCGGTCACACCCTGGTCATCCAGACGTTGCCTTCGACGTGCGGCGTGATGCCGCAGGCCCACACCGCCTTCTGCACGTCAGGGAAAGCGTGGTAGTCATGCCCGGCGAGGATGTGCTTCGCCTTGGGCCGCCATGCTTCGATGTCGGCCTTGACCGCCTCGTAGTCATGCTCGGCATCGATGTAGACGATGTCGAACTCGCCGTTGCTAAAGCTCGCAGCCGCTGCGGGCGACCGGGCACAGTGCGCCCTGATCGGCAAACCCTGCGTGTTGCGGAGGAACACCTGAATGGGAGAACCGCGTGAGCCGTCGTAGGCCTTGCAGCCCTCGTCGTTCTCAGATCCCTCCCACGTATCGACGCACACCACTTCCTTTGCACCGGCCTTGGCCATGATCACGGCCGACCGCCCGGCCCAGGATCCGACCTCGCACACCACTGGCGGTCGGCCATGCTCCTGCGTGAACTGCGTCACCATCGCCACCAGGGCGTTGGCATCCTGGCCGGGAAGGTCCATGCCCATGCTGTCGAACACGGGCAGCTTCACGGAGGACTTGAACTCCACCAGCTTGGTGCCGGGTTCGACCTTGGCCTCCCAGCAGTCCTTCAGCTTGTGCGAGATGCCCTCGGCGGCGATCACCTGCGGCTTGCCGACGCACTTCGGCTTCCAGTGACCAGCCCACGCATCCCAGTTACAGAAGACCGGGTTGTATCCCAGCGTCTGTGAGCCGACCAGTGACAGGTCACGGGTCATGGTCACGTCTTCGGTGGACGCCTTCTCGGCGGCGAAGCGGTCCTTCCACTCATAGTAGAACCAGGGCTTGTCGCCTTCCTTCTTCGGCTCCGTGAGATCGAAGGCCCGCATGTCGTACATGATCAGGCCAGTCGGCAGGGCGGCACACTCCTGGATGCCAGCCATCTTCACGGCCGTGTGGCGGTCGTACATCTCCAACTGGAAGTCGGGGTTAGGGTTCTCGCTGGCCATGTTCTGCCACCGGAACACGTAGACACACTCCACGGGCGGCGGCCCGCAGTACGGGGCACCGATCACCACCGGACCCTTGTGGTAGTGATCTACCAGGAAGTCGAAGGAGGTCTGGAAGAACGGCTTGGCGTCCGCGTGGCCTGCGTACAGGTCAGGCTTCATGTCCGAATCGACCATCACCAGAACATCAACATTGTTCTGGCGGGCCTGCATCACGGCCCGGTTGCGGGTCATGGTGATTGGCGTGTCCGCCAGGTTCCAGACACGCACCGCGTTAACGCGGGGATCCTTGGAGATGTCCGCTACCAGCGG